TCCAACCAAAAAACCTTGTGACTTTGTAAAAGCCATACTAGATGGTTCTCTGCTGCCTGTGAAGGACCAGGTGGTTATTCTAGGAGATCTATTTGGAGTAATGTGCTTCATGTCAAGAACGTAGGTAATGTTCTTGTCTGTGAAAGACATAATGTAGACACCCTCGTTTTCAACATAGCACGACTTAATGTTGTGAGAATTACCAATATCTCTAATCATTGTGTCTTTAACATTAACTGATAAGTCAACCAATGGCACCTTATCAAGTTCAGAGGTCCTTGAAAGGGAGCGTACTCCAGTATCAGAAACAAAGATTAGGTCATCACCAACCGCTTGAATTGAGTCACGAGAAACACAACCAATACCTCTAATAACTTCCGTAAGAGCCATATTGTTTGGATCGTCTGGGTTTTGGTATATAACAATGTTTCGCTTGCCAAAGATAACTAGCTGTCCATAGAATGGAGCAATAGCCACAATATCGTCATTACCCCAAACAGCTTTAAGGTCTATATAACCAGTAAGTCTTGGTGTCCAGGTGTTGGATACTTCACAGGTTGATTGAGTTGTGTATTGAGGGTCAGAACATTCAGCCCACTCTGTACCAATTAAAGTGTCAGAGTAGTAAACAACATCTTTAGCTTCTGTTAGTCCACCTACCCATAAGCGTCCGTAATACCCCATGCCACATGATGGGTCAAAGGTCGTTACGCCTGATGGTTTATTGGCAAATGCTGACCAGGAGCCTGAGTATTCTAATGGTGTTTGACCTGATTGGACGGCATATAGTTTTCTGTTAAAGTTGATAAACTGCCAATCTGATTCTGCACCCGATACATTGTGAGAAAGGTTGTAGGCAGATGCTGGGTTAGAGAAGTTTATCTGGTAAATGTACGCCCCAGAAGAGGCGAAAACCTTGTTTGTACCATTGTCATCATACTCGGCTATGGCACCAATATTAGCACTAGCTGTAGGTATAGCTTGCTTTAAACCTTTGCGAGAAGATAATCGTCCAGATTCCTTTACAACCACATTGTCGGCTCTTGTTAGCCATGTGGTATCCAGCGTCAATGGGTTTGCCTGGGTGTTAAGCCCATTAATACCTACATTGTCTAAAGGTCTGTAAGTTAGTTGTTTAGCCATTACTTGACATACCAGTCGGATTCAAATTCTGTATTACCACTATCTAACATGATGGCCTCTTTGAGTGCTTGTACTGACTCTTGGGCAGCCATACTAGACTGTGAGCCAACATCTTCACCACGCTCGGAGATCGCTCTAGCATAAGACCCCAACACCACGGGGTGGCTTGGAATACTGATAGTATCTGTAGCTATCTTGAGTTGGCTTTGTGGTTTAATAATGTTGAAGTTGATGCTCTGTGCTTCTGTAGGAACAGGGTAGAGGTCAACATTCATATCATTAGGTCTGCCACCTGTTCTTGGTGTTGATCCGTTAAAGCCATAATGGGCTGGTTCACCTGTGGATACATTGGCTACAGGGAAAGACCTGGCGTTTAACCACTCGCTTGATGCTTGTGTTAGATGTCTACCTGTCTCTTGGTTGATAACATCCATAACTTTGAAGTTGTTACCAGCACCAGATGATGCGTTACCAAGTGTGTATTGCATCGTACCATCAGCAGTTGTGACGATATAGGTGTCTCTTAGTGCCAACCAATCATGGTTACCCTCGCAATGTCTTTTGGCATCATTAACCAACGATCCGATAACTTTTTGATAGTCAGTAACCGTGTTTGATTCGTTGATATTACCCGACCAATCTGTAGAGATTGTTTCCTCTCTGAGTCTGATTAATACTTCGTTTATGAGTTCTCTAAATGTCATAATTTATCCTTTAATTATCTTGCCCCAAACATTGGCTTGGCCTTTAACAATGTCGATTACATCCAACTGAAACTCACCACCTTTAAACCAAGTGATGATTCCAAAAGCATGACCCCAGTTATGAGGCTTGCCTTTTAGCCATCTGTTCTTTTCTGCTGATCTATCCTTTAAACAACCCATCGACCAAGCACTTGTACTCTCATCTAAACGTGTTGCCGTGTGCCTGGTTACATCATGCGTATGACCGTAGATTAGATTGCCATAAACATCACTGTGTTTCTTTGCGTGGTTATTACCACAGTAAGCCCCATGAATAAATTGAGCCTTACCAATTCTTAATAATTCGTTATATCTTTTGTAGGTGTAACCTCTCTCATCCCACTTACACGCCTTTCTAAACATGTACTGATCCAGGTAGGGATTCTCTTCGACAAATGCGTCTAACCACTCATCATGGTTGCCAGCGAGGATATGCCTTTCCTTACAGTTAATAGTGTCTAGAACGGCATCCATCTTATCTATTTCCCTATTAACAGCCTCAATATCCTTGTCGATTTGAGGTAGTTGATATTCAAGAGGTGGTCTCTTACGTCTCTTGTATCTATGACCATTAACACTGGTCCATTCACCAACATCACCAAGATTAATAAATGTATCTGGTTTGATGTGTTCTATCGCTTGTAAAACTACCGAGTAAGCCTTCTTGTCGTGTATCGGGAAGTGCTGATCGGGTATTACTATGCCGATTTTATTCATTT